CATCATCGCCTTCTACTTCGGCACGCAGACCGAAAAGAAGAAAAATGAAGAGGTTTCTTGAGACCTTAACCGCGTGGGAGGGCGCGGTGCGCGGCGATGCGGTGCATAAACAGATCGTGGACGCCTACAACAGCTACCTCCCGCACCCGCGCGGCTACAAGCTCGCCTATTCGGACGACTACTGCGCGGCGATGGTGTCCGCGGCGGCGATCCTCTGCGGCCTGACAGAGGTGCTCCCCATCGAGTGCAGCTGCGGCGAGCAGATGCGGTGGTATCAGGCGCGCGGCCAATGGGTCGAGGACGACGCACACGTTCCCAAAATCGGCGAACAGGTCTTCTACCATTGGAACGACCGCAAGGACTACGCCCTCACGGACTGCACGGGCGCGCCCAACCACACGGGCATCGTGACGCGCGTGGTCGGGAACTGCGTCAATGTGTTCGAGGGGAACAAGGGCAGCAAGCATGAGTGCGGCTACCGGACGCTGGAGATCAACGGACGATATATCCGCGGCTTCGGCGTGCCGAAATATCCCGCGGAAAAGCGCACGTTGGTGCGCGGCGACAAGGGCGAGGCGGTCGGTAAGATGCAAGAGCTTCTCAATGCCTGCGGGTACGAGCTGGACGTGGACGGTTCATTCGGGCCCGCGACGCAAAGGGCGTGGGTAGAGTACCTCGCCGCATACATCCTCAAGGCCCTAAAATGATTTGTGCCCGATTCGGGCACGGAAAGGAAAACCGGTGGGAAGTCTGCAACACTTCCCCTCGCGTGGGCGCCTGCAAGCCGTGGTGCCTCTATGGACACACAGCACAGAGAGATCCGCGCTCAGCTTTCCGCAATGGCTCCGCGCAGGGCCATTGCCTACATTCGCTCCTTCGACCTGCCGCCCGACGAGGCCGCGAGCCTCATCGAGTGCGATGTGCGCGGGCGGTCCTGCGTGCAGGCGGCGGAGCTGCTCCACCTCAGCGTGGACGGTCTCGCCAAGCTGCGCCGCCGCGCCTACCGCAAAATTGCAGACGGACAAAACGAGAGCACCGACTAATCGTCGGCGCTCTTTTTTTTATGGGCAAGGCAGTTTGCGGGCAGAACGCGGGCAGTTCTCAAACCGGAAACCGCGGTACGATAGAGGCAGAACAAAAGGAGGTGCAGCGCATGAATTATCCCGCAGGCAATCCTTACCAGCCCTATTACCCCTATCCCGCGCCCACAGCGCCCGCCCTGCGCGCTTCCGCGGCCCCGAGGTATGAAATTATCCATGTGACCGGCAGACGCGGCGCAGAGGCCCTGCAAATGGCTCCCAACAGCTCCATGCTCGCCCTCGACGACACCGCGCCCCTCGTCTGGCTCTGCCGGACCGACGGAGCCGGCTACCTCACCGTCACGCCCTTTGACATTGCCCAGCACGCCGAGCCCCCCGCGGTGAACGTGGACGACCTCAGCGCGAGACTGACCAGATTGGAGGAGATGTTAAGTGCCCACCAACCCGATGCTGAGCCTGCTAAACCCGCAGGCAAGCGCCGCACCGACAGCAGCAGCGCCGAGCAGTCCTGACATCAGCGGGGCCGTGGGTCTCTACAAAGCCTATCAGGCCGCGCGCAATCCCATCGCCGCACTGGAGCAGATGGCACAGTCCAATCCAATACTCGCGCAGCTCCGGCAGGCGCAGCAGGGCGGCACCGATATGCGCGGCGCGTTCTACGCGCTCTGCCAGCAGCAGGGCGTCGACCCGCAGACGATCCTCGCGCAGTTCCAGTGATCCAGACGGGGTGCACACCGTTCGGAAATATATTTTTCGGAGGTAATCAACAATGACGGAAGGTCTTTCCCCTGCCGACATCGCCGCTGTTCAGGGCGGCGGCTTCGGAGGCTTCGGCAATGAGGGCCTGTGGCTCTTTGCCATCCTCGCCCTGATGGGCGGCGGCTTTGGCAACTGGGGCAACCGCGGTACCGGCGACCGCAACGCCACGGTCGGCGACGTTCAGCGCGCCACCGACTTTGCGGCGCTCGAGCGCCAGAACAACGAGACCGTCGCTGCCGTGCGTCAGGCTGCCTATGACAACCAGGCCGCGGTCAAGGACGGCAATTACAACATCCTCGGCGAGCTGCGCGATCTGCAGGCTGCCACGGCCGAGGGCTTTGCGCATCAGCAGGAGTGCTGCTGCAACATCCTCCGCGGCATCGACAGCGTCAACTACAATGGCGCGCTCAACACCGCGAGCATCAACGCCAACACCACCGCGCAGACGCAGAAGATCCTCGACGCCATCGCGGGCAACCGCATGGCGGACATGCAGAACCAGATCAACCAGCTCCAGCTGCAGGCAGCGCTGTGCGGCATCCCCCGCACCACGCCCTACGGCTACGGCATCGTGCCGCAGTTTGCGGTCGCCGGCTGCGGCGCCTACAACAACGGCAACATCTAAACCATTTTCTCCGCAAGGGGAATACGGTAACGCCCTATTTGGCGAGGCAAGGCGGGGCGGCAACAGCTGCTCCGCCTTTCAAAATTTTATGAAAGGACCGAATCAATATGAGTAAGTCTGCGATCTATACCACCAACGTCAGCGCACCGACCGTTGCGGTCGGCGGCATTGTGCCGTTTGGGACCACCACGCGCCGCTACGGCTGCAACATCCGTCAGGATGGCAACGCTATCACGCTCTGCGGGCAGGGCTACTACCTCGTCAACATCTCCGCGACGCTCGCTCCCACGGCGGCCGGCACAGTCAGCCTGACCGCGCAGAAGGACGGCGTGGCCATCATCGGCGCGACCGCGTCTCAGACCGTCGCGGCGGCCGGCATCACCAACCTTGACATCACGGCCATCGTGCGCAACGCCTGCGGCTGCGAGAGCTCGCTCCTGTCGCTGATCCTCGGCGGCGTGGAGTCGGTCGTCAACAACCTCGCGGTCACGGTCGAGAAACTGTGAGGTGCAGCATGGAAATGCTGACCAGAGATCACGTTAAAGCCTATAAAGACAAGATCAAGGGCGCGCTCGTTGAGTACATGGCTATGCCCGCCAGCGAGCGCTCCTCCGGCGCGATCCGCGCCATGCTCGAGGGCTGGATGCTGCTCGACGAGGTAGAGCCGAGTCTGTGCGGCTGCGGCGACTTTACCCAGGCGGACGCCGAGAAGTGGTCGCAGCACATGCGCAACACGGACGGCAGCACCGGCGCGCACTGGAGCATGGAGCAGACCTCATCGCTCGCCGAGAGCCTCGGCGTGAGCCGCGACGAGGTCTCGCCCTGGTGCTGGTGGATCGCCGTGAACATGATGTACTCCGACTACTACGGCGTCGCCTCCCACTTCGGCGTCGCCACGCCAGAGTTCTTCGCGGAACTCGCCCGCGCCTTCCTGCTCGACGAGGACGGCCCCGGCCCCAAGCCCAAGATGTCGGCCTACTACTGCGGCATCGTCAAGGGCAAGGACTGATTGTCTGTGTTCATCACTGTGTTCACAAATCCCGCTATGACTGGCAGAAACGGGCAGAAACGAGCAAGATGAAAGTTGAGAAAAAGCTTGATATTGCTGGAAAATCCAGTAATATCAAGCTTTCTCTTTCTACAACGAACGAGAGGAGGAAACTCTATTTCGCCCCTTGCATATCAGGCATTCTGCGCATTTTGTGTTTGCAACTGTGTTCACAGGCTTGGTCAAAAGCTCTTTTTCATCTTCTCCGCTGCGGCGGCGATCGCGTCACCGCAGACGTGCGTATAGATGTCCATTGTCGTGGACAGCTTCGCATGACCGAGCAGCTTCTGCGCCGTCTTTGGGTCTACGCCAGCCTCAAACAGTGCGGTTGCGTAGCCATGCCGGATCTGATGCAGAGAGACCGTCACGCCGCTGGCGGCGCAGTACGCCTTGTAAAGCTTGCGGAAATCGCCGTCTGTCAGCAGCGAGCCGTCCGGCTCGGCAAACAGATACCCTTGCGGCAATTTTTTCGGCAGAAGCGCATCCAAAGCGGGCAGGAGCGGGACCTCCCGCACACCGGCGGCTGTCTTTGGTTCCTTGATCTTCGCGCCGTGGTCGTAATAGACGGACCGGCGGATATGCACGCGCATGGCTTTGCGGTTAATGTCGGCTCCGGTTAAGGCCTGCGCCTCTCCCCTGCGGCAGCCGGTGTAGTAGATCAGCGCCGGGAACAAGCCAAAGGGCAAATTCGTGGATGCCTTGATCTTGGCGATCTGGTCTTTGTCGGGGGCCTCGCGCCGCGTCTGCGGGAGATTGCGCGGCACGCGGACGGCCTGTGCCGGATTGTAATTCGTTTTTCCCTGCAGCTCCGCCCAGCGCAGGATCTGGCGGATAACCTGCAGCTGCATGGCGACGGTCTTTCGTGCCCGCGCGGCGGCGAAGTCCCGAATAAATGCGTCGATCTCTTTGGCGGTGATACTGCCGACCTGCCGCGCCCCAAATTCCTCCACGGCTCGGCGCAACGCCGGCTTATAGTTTTTCACCGAGTTCGGCTCGAGCTTCGGCTCGGCTTCATCCCACCACTGCTCTGCGATCCTCGTGAAGGTCGTCTCCGCGTCGATCTCCGCTTGCAGCTGGGCTCGGTCAAACGCCTTGACCTTATCCCATACCTCCTTGTCGGTTTTCCCGCGGAAGGCCTTGCGCTTGCCGTTGATGCGGAGGATCGTCTCATGCAGACCGTCCGGTCGGATGTAATAGCTGGGATATTTTGGCATTGCGCCGCCTCCCTTCGCTAAAATGGAACGGCCGCCGCCATGCCGGGCGGCGGCCGTTTGCGTCACTTAATATCCATTCTGTGTTGCGCCATAAACGGCTTGATCATATGTAAATCCTTCGTATTCCAACTGCTCAATCAAACGCTCACGGGAAAACGACGAATGCTTTAAGTAGCTTGCTGCTTTTCCTGCGGCCTGCTCGTTCCAGTCTGCACCGCAGCTATCCGCGCCATAGACGGCTTGTTCATGCGTAAACTCCTCATATTCAAGCTGCTCAATCAGCCCGTTGTATGAAAAGTTGGAATAGCTCAAATAACCGAGTGCTTTTCCTGCGGCCTGCTCGTTCCAGTCTGCACCGCAGTTATCCGCAGCAAAGGTAGCTTCGGACAGCGAATATCCTTCATATTGCAGCTGCCCCACTAACCCATCATGCGAAAAATTAGAGTGGCTTAAATATCGCTTTGCTGTTTCCAGGGCGTTTTTCTCACCCATTGTCGCATCCGGAAATTCCTCAACCGGTTCTGGCTCAGATGTCGGAATGTCTTTCGGCTGCCCTGCCGTGGAGGTTGAAGTGCTTGACTGGCTCGGCAAATCTGATGACTGGCTGCGGTTTTCACGCCCATTTCTACCGATGGAGCTGAGGATGAAGAGTGCAACTAAGATAATGAACCAAGTGCGCTTGTAAAAGGGCTTTTTCTGCTTTTCTTCGCTCATGTCGTCCCTCCCGTGCCCGAATCGGGCACAATTTTTTATATTTTCCCGCAGGTTAACGGGAATTTAACGGTTTCTCTGCTTTTTTCGACAGAATCTTGTCAAAAAAGGTGCTATGGTAAAAGTACACGCAGGTGCTCCGGAGGTGTCAGCTCGCCTGCGCAGGCCCCGTCGTCAGTTGCAGGGGCGGCGGGGCCGCTTTACAATGGAATATCTGGCCGGTCTAAAATACGAGTAAAGAGAGGTACATAGACATGTCAGATCAGCACAGCGCGCCGCAGGACTTGACCGAGTTACACCAACGCCTCATCGAGAAATACCGGCGGCTTACGCCGGAAAACCGTGGGCGTCTCATGGCCTATCTTGAGACGATAGCAGCAGGTCCAGATATTCCTCCAGCTTTTCCCGATTTCGCGCGCTGAGCGCGTCATACCCGGCCAGCAGCCTGTCCTCCTCCGAGGGCGGGCTGCTTTTCTGCGCCTCGCCGAGCAGGTCGGAGGTGGTGACGCCGAGATACTGCGCGAGCAGCTGCACGCGCTCAATGGACGGGATCGTATCTCGATTTAAAAGCTGACCGAGAAGGTTTTTACCCGCGCCGCTTTCATCGCAAGCGACGGTTGGCTTGACACCCTTTATTTCACAGTATTTTTTTACATTTTGCACAAAGGCGTCTTTATTCATTGGGAACCTTTCAAATCAGAAATTGGTGATTTTTACAAACTATCAACAATTCGTGATTTTTGTATTGACAATCACGGATTGGGGATTTAAGATAGGCGTACAAGGTAAACGCAAGGTTTACACGAAACAAAAGGAGAGAAAGAAATGAACGATTTGGAGT